GAATCATATAGTAATGCAGACAAAAAACTAATTCGTAAAACAGGAATGTGTATTGTTTGTCTTGCAAAGTTTGAACATGGTTTAAAAGAAGATGGAACATATCCGTTCTATGAAGATTATAAGATAACAAGAAACAAACTTGCTTATGTTAGAGAATTAAAGGATAGATATGAAGAAGCTTTAAGTGGTATTAGAAAACAAATGGAAATTATCACCGAAGATGGTAGAACTGAAACTTGGACATGGGAAGTAGATATTGAAAAAGTAAAAACAGATTTGAAAAAAGACATCGATGGAGCGTATGAAGCCATTGAATTATTAATAGAAAGAAAAAGGTTATTAGAAGAAAAATTGGTTGAGTTAAATCATCCAGAATTAATTAAAAAATAAAAATTATGAAAAAATTATTGAATTTTAAAAACATTGCAATTGCAGCTTTAATCATTTTTATATTATTACAATGGTTTAACCCAGGTGATATTCTACCTGGTAAAAAAGTTTATATTGAAGGTAAAGCATACGAAGTTATCAAACATGAAATTGATACAATTGATATTGTAAAAACAAAAGTAGTAACTAAAAAGGGTGAAGATATTTATCACGAAACAATCGTTGAAAAAGAAGTACAGGTACAAGTTCCTGCAATAGTAGATACTATGGCTTTATTAAAAGATTACTATTCAAAGGTATTATACAAAGATACATTGGTTTTGCCTGATTCATTGGGAACTGTTTCTATTTTGGACACAATCACGCAAAACAAAATATTGGGTAGAACATTTAATGCAAGTGTTAAACAAAGAACTATAAAAGAAACTATGATTGTTAAAGAATTACCAAAAACACAAGTATACTATGGTTTAACTGGTGGATTTAACAAAGAAGATGTGGTTTCAAATGTTGGTGCAGGATTACTTATAAAAACTAAAAAAGATAAAATCTATAATTTAGGTATTGGTGTTGCTAATAGAGTATCCGATGGAACCAATGGAACATTATCTCCATATATTGGTGGTGGTGTTTATTGGAAGATTAAATTCAAAAAATAATGGGAGTTCAAGGGCAACCTAAGAAAACCTTAAAAGAGATAATTGCTGAAGAATATCGCAAATGTGCGTTAGACCCAATTTACTTTATGAAGAAGTATTGTGTCATTCAGCATCCGGTGAGAGGAAAAATACCCTTTCACCTTTATCCATTCCAGGAAAATTGTTTAACAGACTTTAAAGATAATCGTTTTAACATTATTCTTAAATCTCGTCAGTTGGGTCTATCGACCTTATCTGCGGGATACATTTTATGGAAGATGTTATTCAATCAAGACTTCAATGCGTTGGTAATCGCAACGAAAGTGACCGTAGCTAAGAATCTGGTAGAGAAGGTAAGAGTTATGCACGACTTACTTCCTATTTGGTTAAGAGATGGGGGTAGTAGTTCGGTGGAAGATAACAAACTTTCTCTTAAATTAAAAAATGGTTCACAAGTAAAAGCAATTGCAAGTTCTCCGGACGCAGGTCGTTCTGAAGCCCTATCCCTATTAGTTGTGGATGAGGCAGCATTCATTAGAGATATTGATGAGATTTGGTTATCAGCACAATCAACCCTATCAACGGGTGGTGCTGCAATCGTATTATCTACTCCAAATGGTATTGGTAACTGGTTTCATAAAATGTGGGTAGACGGAGAAAGTGGACAAAACGGATTTAATAATATCAATCTACATTGGACAGTTCATCCAGAAAGAAATCAATCATGGAGAGACGAACAAACTCGTATCTTAGGAATTAAAGGTGCAGCACAAGAATGTGATTGTGACTTTGTTGGTTCGGGAGATACGGTATTTGAACCGGCATTATTGACATGGTATAAAGATACATATGTGATGGAACCTGCACAAAAAAGAGGATTTGACAATAATCTTTGGGTATGGGAACATCCAAATTACAATAGAGCATATATGGTATGTGCGGACGTTGCACGTGGTGACGGAGCTGACTATTCTACTGCACAAGTTATAGACATCGAAGATAGTTCACAAGTTGCAGAATATAGAGGTAAAATTGACACAAAAGATTTTGGAAACTTCTTAACTGCATTGGCAACCGAATATAATAACGCACTTTTAGTAGTAGAGAACTCAAATGTAGGTTGGGCATGTATTCAACAAATTATCAATAGAGGATATCAAAATCTATTCTATATGAGTAATGATTTGAAATATATCGATACCGAAAGACAAATGTCAAACAAATATTATAGAGATGAAAGACAAATGGTTGCAGGATTTTCAACAACCAGTAAAACTCGTCCACTTATCATCTCAGCATTAGACACATATATGAATGAAAAAGATATTCTAATTCGTTCAAGTAGATTAATAGATGAGATGTTTACATTTATTTGGCAGAGTGGTAGAGCAGAAGCAATGAAAGGATATAATGATGACCTTATTATGGCGTTAGGTATTGGACTTTGGGTGCGTAATACTGCATTAAGATTAAAACAAGAAGGTATAGATTTGACAAAGCAAATGTTAAACTCAGCACAAATAAATAAATACGAAGGAATTATATCAACCGGCCATTTATCTAAAAACCCATATGAAATGGATTTGGGTAAAGGTCAGACGGAAAACTTAACATGGTTACTTAAATAATTTTTTTATATTTATATGTTGAAACTCTTATAAATGAATGAAGATTTAAATAAATGGTTTAAAGAAAAATGGGTAAACATCGGAAAAAAAGTCGATGGTAAACACCCACCATGTGGAACTTCAGGAGAAAAAAAGGGTTATGCAAAATGTGTTCCTGCTGCAAAAGCTGCCGGAATGAGTAAAAAAGAAAAAGAAAGTGCAACTCGTAGAAAGAGAGCTGCGCAAAACGATGCGGGAAGAGGCGGTAAAAATAGTAGTGGACAAGGTAAAACACCAATATATGTTTCAACAAAACCAAAAAATGAAACTATGAACATAGAAGAAAAACTAAATTTATTTTTAGAAAGAATTGCCCAACCGACCCAGGTAAGTGGTCTGCAAGCAAATCAGCTGCAAAATCTAAATTTGATGTATACCCATCAGCTTACGCAAATGGATGGGCAGCAAAAAACTACAAATCAAAAGGTGGTGGATGGAAAACTTGTAATGAGGGAGAAGTCAGTGCACTTTGTGAAGATTGTTGGGATGGATATAAAGCCGTTGGTGGAAAAATGAAAGATGGTAAGATGGTACCAAATTGTGTACCTGTAAGTGAAGATATTGATAGTGATGATGATGTAAATTATGGTTTAGTTGAACCTGAAGAATATGATGTAGAAGATGAGGATATGGAAGATTTCATTTCATTTATGAGAACATACTCTAAGGATTTAAGTGAAGCAAATTGTAATTGTGTTTATGAAGCAGAATATCAAGGTAGAGAAGTTAAGTTGGGTAAACCAATGGCAGGTGATGTTAAGAAATTTAAGGTATATGTAAAAAATCCTGCAGGGAATGTTGTTAAAGTAAACTTTGGACATGGTGGAACATCCGCAGCATCCAAAGGTGAGAAAACAATGAGAATAAGAAAGTCTAATCCTAAAGCAAGAAAATCCTTTAGAGCAAGACATAATTGTGATAGTCCAGGACCAAGACATAAGGCAAGGTATTGGAGTTGTAGAAAGTGGTAATATTTGGTAAACTCAAATATTTTCCGTATATTTAGAAAAATAGAATTATATAAAAATGGCAGATAAATCAATATTTAGTAGGTTACAAAAATTATTTTCAACAAATACAATTGTCCGTAAAACGGCCGATGGTGTAAAAGTTATCGATACGGATGAGTGGCAAAATATGACCACCAATCTTGTTGATAGATTTATGAAGTTGAAAGTAACAAACTACGGAACGGGACAAGTAGAATCATCGATGGCATATCAACAAGTTAGAATTGATTTGTTTAGAGATTATGATTCAATGGATACTGACCCGATATTGTCATCAGCATTAGATGTATATGCAGATGAGTGTACTGCTAGAAATGAACAAGGAAATGTATTAAAGATACATCATGACGATGATAATGTTAAACAAATATTAGAAAATCTATTTTATGATATTCTTAATGTTGAATTTAACTTATGGCCATGGACAAGAAACTTAGTGAAATATGGTGATTTCTTTTTACAATTGGAGATGGCAGAAAATGTTGGTATTGTTAATGTAATGCCACTATCTACTTATGAAGTGAGTAGAGTTGAAGGATTTGATTTACAAAACCCACAAAGAGTTAAATTTGTATATGCACCATATCAAAACCCATTGGGAGGATATGGACAAACTCCAAAAAAAGAATTTGAAAACTATGAAATGGCCCACTTCCGTTTAAATTCGGATTCCAATTTTTTACCTTATGGAAAATCAATGGTAGAAGGTGCGAGAAGAGTTTGGAAACAATTAATGTTAATGGAAGATGCTATGTTGATTCATAGAGTAATGAGAGCTCCTGAAAAAAGAATCTTTAAAATTGATGTAGGTAATATTCCACCAAATGAAGTGGATAACTACATGCAGAAAATTATTAACTCATCTAAAAAAGTTCCATTTGTTGACGAAAGAACGGGTGAGTATAACTTAAAATATAATGTACAAAACTTAATTGAAGATTATTACATGCCAGTACGTGGTAATGATAATGGTACTTCAATTGATACTTTAAAAGGATTGGAATACAATATGATTGATGATATTAACTACCTAAAAGGTAAGTTAATGGCTGCATTGAAAATTCCAAAAGCTTTCTTAGGGTATGAAGAAGAAACAAATGGTAAAGCAACTCTTGCATCAATGGATGTTAGATTTGCAAAAACAATTGAAAGAGTTCAAAGAGTTTTGATTTCAGAATTAACTAAAATTGCAATCGTTCACTTATATGCACAAGGTATAGATGATGACAATTTGACCAACTTTACATTAGAATTAACTATTCCATCTAAAATCTATGAACAAGAGCAAGTTGAATTATATACTTCAAAGGTAGCATTGATTCAACAAATGCAACAAACCAAAATGTTCTCAAAAGAGTGGATGTATGAGACGGTAATGAAAATGGCTAAAGATGAGCAAGACGAATTAACACTTGCAGTATTAGATGATACAAAACAAGCATTTAGATTAACATCAATTGAAACACAAGGTGTTGACCCTGCAAAAGAAACTGGAACCGAAGGCCCTACCAATGTAGAAGAAGAATTGACTAAATTAAAGTCGGAATTGGAAGAAGATGGTAATGTAGGTAGACCAAAAGACCCTGTTAGATATGGCAAAGACGACCATCCAGAAGGTAGAGACCCATTGGGTATAAAGACACTTAAAACAAAAGAAGGTTCTGTAAAATACAAACCAAGAAACAATTATCAAGAGATATTTAAAGATATGGATGGTAATAAAAGAACTATTTTAACCGAAGATTTAACAAAAGAGTAATAAACTAATATAAAAACATATTTATATCTGACAAATTAGACAAATTGATGAAAAAAATAAAACATTCGAAGTTCAAAAATACTGGATTTATATTTGAATTATTAGTAAGACAAATTACCTCCGAAATCATGTCTGCTAATAAATCAATTGCAGAAAAGATTTTAAAAGAACATTTTAATTCTAAAAAAGAATTATCTAAAGAATTGAAGTTATATCAATATTTGATAAACGAAAAATATAATTCAGAATCAAAGGCTGAACAATTTATCAATACGATATTGGAAGCTCGTAAAAAAATTGATGAGAAAAAACTTACAAAAGAAAAGTATATCCTTATTAAAGAAATTAAGGAAACTTATAATTTGGATGAGTTTATTAAATCTCCAATATCAAACTACAAAACTCTTGCATCTATTTATAAGATATTTGAAACCGTTACATCCGAAGAATCATTTGACCCAACGGATATAGTTTCATCTAGATTTACTATTGCAGAAAACATTATTAATTCATCTATTCAAAACAAAGATGTAAAAGTAAAAGATGCAGTTTTGGAAGAATATAGAAAACAAGATGATGATTTAAGAGCAGTATCATATAAATTATTAGTAGAATCTTTTAATAGTAAATACAAAAATCTAACCGAAGACCAGAAAGGATTATTGAGAGAATATATTAACAACATCAATAACACAGGTAAATTGAATCAATATGTTAATGAAGAAGTAACTAAATTGGTAGATTCATTAAAAGAAGTTGGTTCTAAAATTTCTGACAAAGTTACTAAAATTAAATTAGCAGAAACAATTGCAAATGTTAGAAAAATTAAATCGGTAAAAAAAATCAAAGAACAACACTTATCGGCATTAATGATGACCTATGAGTTATTAAGTGAATTAAAACAATCAATAAAAAAATAAAAAATGTCAAATTATAGAATTTATAAAGTAGAAACATTTACATCATCGAGTGTAACGGGTTCCGTATCCGAAAAAGCTTGGGGTGTTATGAAAGACCATAATGGAACTTTAGGCGGAATCGTAATGGAAGGTGGCGGAACATTGATTGGTTCACATATGACTGTGGGTCAAGTATATCCTTGTTATCCACGACAAATTAGTTGTTCAACTGGTTCATTTAGTATTTTTTCATAAACTAATTAGAAATGCCAGAAACATTAAAAACAGAACAACTTAATAAAATAAGAGAAATTGTTCGTAAGATGGTGAGAGAAAGAATGATTGATGAGATGAATACCACTGGCAATGTACAAGGGTATAATACACCTTTTGCATTTAGTGGTAAAGATAGTGAAAAGAAAAAAGCTAAAAAACAAGCAGACCTTACAGGATATACTACTGTTAATGAAAACCGTTGGTTAGATTTGAAAAATGAAGAATCAACTGCACAATCAAAGATAGGTAGAGGTATATCTAATATCAATAAACAATTAAAAGAAATGGAAAGATTTCTTAATTGGTATGGTAAGATTAAGAACGAAAGTGGTGTAGATAATAAATCTTATTGGAAAAGGACAAATAGTCATATTTATAGTATACAAGAGAGATTATTAAAATTAGACCAAAAAATTAGACAAATATCAGAATAATGAAACATAACGAACTAAAAGAACTTATCCGTCAAGTAGTAAAAGAAGAAAGTGATTACCAACAATTATTCAAACATATGTTGGATAGAACGGGTAAATCTATTCCTGATATGTCGGATGCTGAAAAAGTAAAGTTTTTTCAAGCGGTAGACAAAGCAGCAAAAGCAAAAAACGAAGGTAGATTAAGAGGATATAATGAAGCTGAATTATCTGCAGGACAAAAGAAAATTGATGTAGATGGTGATGGTGAAATTGAAGGAAGTGATTTAGCTAAGTTAAGAAGCAAGAACGAAGAAAAAAAAAAGTAGATGAAAATCTTATATTGGGTGTAATGACCACTATTGGTTCTATACTCATTGGTAAGATTATCTTTTATTATATTGTAGATTTGGCACAAAAAGGAATGAAATATTTTCAAGGAAAACCAAACTATAAAAAAGAGGTTAAAAGTATTTTAGATTCAATTGCAGATAATAAAAATGTAATTGAAGATATATCTAAAATGATTGACCC